GTGAATTGTAATACGACTCACTATAGGGCGACATCGAGCCAAACGAATGCGTATCAAGCAAGGCAGTGGTGAAAAAATGAGAAAGCCTGGATCTAAAGGCGCACCCACGGCTGCTAACTTTAAACGCGCTGCTAAAACTGCTAAGAAAAAATGATCACCTGCCCTGATTGCACCCCAGCTCAACAGTATGTTCTGGAACAACTGCAGACTCATGCCGAAGTAACTGACAAAACTGCCCTGGCTGTAATCATGGGCAACATCGAACAAGAATCTAGGTTCACCCCTAACATTTGTCAAGGTGGTGCCCTGGTACCTTACGATCAATGTCTACGTGGAGGTTATGGTCTCATCCAATGGACTTCACATAATAGATATTCTGGTCTTGGTAAGTTCTGCGAACGTTATGGTTGTGACCCTTCAACCTTAAAAGGTCAAACACGTTACATGATTAATGAAATGCGATTTAGAAACGATCTATTTGCATTTCAGGTAAATCACCAACAAGTTGATTACTACATGAATGCTGCCTACTACTGGTTAGGCTGGGGTATTTATGGTAATCGTGAAATACACACTTATTCCTTTTTAAACAAACTAAAATGAAATCTATTATCGCTTCCGGTCTCCTCCTCGGCATGGCACATGGTGCCGCTATTGCTGGTCCCTACGTGAATATTGAATCCAACTCTGGAATCGTTGGTTCCGATTATGTGGGTTCTGCTGTTGATAACCACGTTGGTTACGAAGGCTCTAACTGGTATGTCCAGGGTGGTCCTACTGTTATTCTGCCTGATGGTGGTGATGGCAGTGTTGAGCTGTCTGGTAAAGCAGGTGGTTCTGTTGCACTGACTGAAAAGCTGGGTGCTTATGGTGAAGTGTCGTTTATCACTGGTGATGATGATACTGGCTATGGCACCAAGGTCGGTGTTAAATATTCCTTCTAATTCATTCCGATGAAATCTCTAATTAGCACTGCAGCCGTTGCAAAGGCACTTTCTAAAAAGCAACCTGCAAAAGACGATCGTGAAGCACGTCGTGCTAGCCGTAAAGCTGCTGCTGCTGCTGTACGTAAAGCTGGTGGCAGCAAAGAAGAACGTAAAGCCGCAAGGAAAACTGCTGGTCGTACGACTCGTAAGCGTCAAGGCCGCAAAACCAAATAATTGAATATGTGGTGGGTGGGACGGTCTTTAAATTAACCAAAAAAATTTTTTATGTCTGCAACAATTTCAGCACAAAGAGAGTCCAGTTGGGATGACTTTTGTGCGTGGGTGACGTCCACAAACAACCGTCTATACGTAGGCTGGTTTGGCATCTTGATGATTCCGTGCCTACTCGCCGCAACAACCTGTTTTATTATCGCCTTTATTGGCGCACCACCAGTTGATATTGATGGAATCCGCGAACCAGTATCAGGCTCCCTTCTCTACGGGAACAACATCATATCGGGAGCCGTCGTTCCCAGCAGCAATGCCATCGGACTACACTTCTACCCAATTTGGGAAGCTAGTTCACTTGATGAATGGCTCTACAACGGGGGTCCATTCCAGCTTGTCGTTTTCCACTTCCTCATTGGTATCTATGCTTACATGGGACGAGAGTGGGAACTTAGCTATCGACTAGGGATGCGTCCTTGGATCTTCGTTGCTTATTCCGCTCCTGTTGCTGCAGCATCTGCAGTGTTCCTTGTCTATCCTTTTGGGCAAGGTTCTTTCTCTGACGCAATGCCTCTTGGTATCAGTGGAACGTTTAACTACATGTTTGTTTTCCAAGCAGAACACAATATTCTTATGCACCCCTTTCATATGCTTGGTGTTGCTGGGGTATTTGGTGGTTCTCTTTTCAGTGCTATGCACGGAAGCCTCGTCACCTCCTCCCTTATTCGGGAGACTACCGAAGAGGTCAGTCAGAATTATGGATACAAGTTTGGTCAAGAGGAAGAAACCTATAACATCGTCGCAGCCCATGGTTACTTCGGTCGTTTGATTTTCCAATATGCATCCTTTAACAATTCTAGGTCGCTGCATTTCTTCCTCGCAGCTTGGCCCGTCATCGGCATCTGGTTTACCGCCCTCGGCGTCTCCACCATGGCTTTCAACCTCAATGGGTTTAACTTCAATCAATCCATTGTTACGCGTGATGGTCATGTGGTGAATACCTGGGCTGATATTCTTAACCGTGCTGGTCTTGGTATGGAAGTGATGCATGAACGTAATGCACATAACTTCCCTCTTGATTTGGCTGCTGCTGATAGCACTCCGGTTGCTCTCACAGCACCAGTAATCGGCTAATTATTATTCGTACGTTCAACCTTCGGGTCGCATGTTACCTAGTCATGGAACGGGGGCTAGGTTTATCCTGTACGAACAATGACTAATCTCGAAAAGCGTTTCATCATCAAAAGCTACAATGAACTGACTCGTAAAGCTAAGGAGTTGCAGCTTGTATATCGTGGGACTGCTTACAAAAAAACTGTTCTTTAATTATTATGGCAACTAGAAAAAGTGCTAAGACAATGCAATCGAATAAGGTTACAGCTAATGTCACTCCAATGACACCTGGCGATAACCCGGTTGTGTTTAAACGTTGCGGTCATTGCGGTGATAAGAAAGCCGAATGTCGCAAACAACAGAAGTGTCTTAACGATCTTCTGTAATAGCTTGGGAGGCACCTCGATGTCGCCCTATAGTGAGTCGTATTACAATTCAC